CTCACATCATTAGTCGTCTCTGGTCGAGGCGCACGGCAACTAAATGCCGTTGCTGTACCGTCTCCCCGAAAGGAGGAACAAGTACTGGTGTTCGACACCAAAGCATCGGTCCTACGGTTGCGTGCGGCCGGACTAACGTCCAGCCAGGCGCAAGCCATTACCCGGGACGTCCAGAAGTGGATAATCGGGAGTGGTGAAGAATGGGCGGTTGACCGGGTGAAGTCCATTAAAAAGGACCTGCTCCGGCACTACGCTGGGTTGAGCCCGGTGAAAGACCATTCGTGGATCCGTTATAGGAAAAACGGACCGAAAGGTTCCTTTTCCGTGCTGTTCCGCATGAGTAAGAAGCAATTCCGAAAAGCGTGGAACTGCGTAATGGTATACTCAGGGCTGGTTTTCAACCATCCTACCCTTAGGATGACTAACCGGCAATGGGCGAAGATGCGAGGCGCAGTAATGCGCGATCCAGTGAATCACGAGGACCTTGTTGAAGGTCTTACGTGGGTCCACAGGTCCCCGCTCTCCGTTCGGATTAATGTATCCGAAGAAACGGGTATGCCACTTATGTGGTATAAACCGTCTCCCTCACGGCGAGCTCCTGTTGGGCAGCGTACCGTCCCAGACATCGAGGGAGTAATTAACTCCTTAGATTGTCTGTCCCGACGTGCCACTTGGACTAGCCAGAATATGGACATTCTTCAAGGCACCCTGCGGGGTATAGAACCTATCGAACGTGATATCCTTGAGGCTAATCTTGAGGACGAACTGAAGAGTGGTTCTGCACCCTTAGCAGAAGACTACCGTCCATTGATGGGGACGATAGCTCTGATCCAGGAAGCGGGGATGAAACTCCGCTTTGCTGCGAACCCGTACCGGGTCTACCAGATGGCTCTTCGCCCTCTGGGTCAGGCTCTGTATGATGCCTTGAAACGAGTGCCGAACGATTACACGTTCGACCAGAATGCCGGCGTTGAAGCAATTCAACAATGGCTGCTAGACGGTTATCCATCTATCAGCATGGATCTGTCGAATGCTAGTGATAACATTCCTCTAGATCTACAGCTCGAACTTATGAGCCGTCTAGGTGTAAGCACTCGTTGGATCCAGTTTTACCGCGACTGTTGTCGTGGGGACTGGTACCTCAACGCAGTTAGAGGCGGGCCAACCACCCAAATCAGCTGGACAGTTGGGGCTCCACTGGGTCTGTATCCTGTGTTTGCCAGTTTCACACTCTGGCATCACTCATTGGTACAGCTGTGCTTCCATGACCTAGGGAAACCAAAGGTTCGTGGGGTATGGCCATATGCCATCATAGGTGATGACTTGTGGCTCGGGGACATGGAGGTTGCGAATCTCTATGTCGACCGTATGACGACCCTTGGCGTTCCAGCATCAACCTCAAAAGGGTTGGTGTCAAGGAATGTCGCCGACTTCGCAGGCCGGGTGATCACACCTAACGAGGTGATCCAGGGATTTAAGTGGAAGGGTCGGTGTTCCGACGAGTCTTTTGTAGACTATTGTCGCAACATCGGTCCCGG